AAGGATTTCCTGTTACTTGAACAAGAGCTCCTGCTAATGATGTAGCATTACCTATTGATAATGTTAACGGATTACCTGTTACGTTAATTGAAACGTTAGGATCAAATATCGAATCAGATATCGGAAGAGCAGATATAGCATCAAAACCGAGCATCTATTATGCTCCTGTCAGTGCTTTTATCTCGGCGTCTGTTAATCCTAGATCTTTGAGTTTTTGTTTGCCAGATGATTTGTCTGTCTCTGTTTGCGCAGCTACTTCTTCAGCAGAAGGTAATTCCGCTATTCTTTTATTTTCAATTTCGTCTTTAGCATTTAATTCAGCTATTTCTTCTGCTGTTAAATCTATTCTAACTCCATCTATAAGTTTGTGTGTATGTGCCATTATGTTGTTACTCCATAAAGTGTAAATGTTCCAGAAAATGTGCCTGTATTTGGTAATATTTTTATATTATTATAAGTTGCAGATTGATCTAAAGAAGTTAAAATTCTCTGCATTGAAAGTTGATTTGATGTATTGTGTTGCGCACCCTCACTATGAAAAAATTTTGATTTTGCACCTTGAGGATTAAATAAAGTTATTATATTATTTGCACTTTCATTACCACTAGTGCCTATTCCCTCTCCAGCCCCACATATTTTTACACTACTATCTCCTGTTCCAGCAGAAGATAAAAGTGAATTAGCACCATTAGTTTGATTAGAGTAAAATCTAATATTTCTATAATTTGATTCTACATAATTTGATCCATTATCAGGAGAAATTTGAAATCCTAAATTTCCCCCATCACTAGAATGTAAAACATCTACACAATGTAATTGATAAACTTTGTATGTACTTGTTATATAAGTGCTCGTAAAAGTTATAGTGCTTGAACTAGATGCTGTTTGAGATTGTAATTTAACTAAACTTCCTGGCGCAAAGCTAGTTGCACCTGTACCACCATTAGCCGTGGGCAATGTTCCTGTAACATTGCTTGCTAAGTTTATTGATTGATTTAGTCCTATTCTAGTTAATGCCATAATTTATCCTATTCTATAATTTTAAATCCATTAAAATAAGTATATTCTGATCCACCTTGAACAAACAATCCTGATCCAGATATAGCGGCTGATAAATAGACTTCTAATGAAAAATAATCAGATGTAGAAGTTACATTTACAAGATGTTGAAAAGTTGGATTACTACTTCTAGTAGGATTACCTCTATGATCAAAATTTACTTGTTTAAAATCACTTCCATTTTTTTTTAATTTAAAAACGCATCTGGAAAAATTTGCATTTTGTCCACTTTCAATTAAAGCACCGCCACAAATTAAATATTTTCCAGTTTCTCCTGGTGTAAATCTATAATTACTTGTATTAAAAACACTACCACTATCATATATTTCTGTATTAATAACTAATGTTGTGTTTGTTTCATCGGACAAAGAAGTATCACCACTCATATAAGCAGAAAAAGCAGGTGTCATTGTGCCACCAACTCCAGCACCATTGTTCTGTAAAGTTCCTACAATGTTTGTTGTGTCACCAGATGCACCGATAGTAATAGTGTTACCACTTTCGTTAATAATGTTATTACCGTCTGCGTCCTGTATCGTGTCTACTTTTAATATACTTGTCATGATTTAAATGCTTCTATTTCATCCTCTGTTAATCCTAATGCTTTTAATTTAGCATCTGCTGATGCTTTGTCAGCTATTTTTTTAGCTGTTGCATCTGCCTCTTCTTGTTCTACCACAGGTATTTGTGTTTTTATATCTGCAACTGGTATTGGTGTTGTTCCATTTTCCCAAACAATAGTATTAATGTCATTACCACTAACAGATACTTCTGCGTTTGGATTTATTTTTAATATTGCTTTTATTACTGTGTCATTCATAATTTTATCCTGCTATTTCAAATGCTGTTATTGAACCTTTAGCATCACTTTCGTTTAAAGTTCCAGTTCCACCAGATACTCT